CCTCGTCGGCCAGGAGGTTGCCCATCATGGCCGCCAGGAACTTGGGATTGGTGCCGTCGTCGCTGCCCGCCGCGCCGTCGAGCCCGAGATCCGCGCCCACGGGTTGGAAGCTCTTGACGCCAGCGAAGCCGGAGATGACCTTGTAGTCGCAGAGCAGCCAGCGGCCGTTCTCGTCGTTGTCCTTGAGGTTCGGCTTGACTACGTCGCCGTCGTTGCCCGTGGAATCGCTGTCGCCGTCGAAGCGGTAGAAGAGACCGCTGTCCATCGTGAGGGCCAGCTGGCCGTGCGAAGGACGCGGGAACTTCTTGAGGGAAGCCACGCTGTCGCGGACCAGGTAGCTTTCCCGGACCAGGTTGTCGTTGCTCATGTCGTCCTCTCTCTCAGTTTTTCAGAAGGCTCTCTTTACTCGCAGGCCTGCCAGCGGATGACGTCTCCGGCGATGGGCGCGGTCGCGCCGTTCGAGGAGATCTTGATCCGCGTGCCCGAGATCGTGGCGCGCCAGGTGATCGCCTTGTGCTCCCCGGTCGAGGCGAAGCACTCGAACTTCACGAACCGCGGCGTCTGGAGGGCCGTCGGGATCATGATATTCGCGGCCAGGATGTCGATCGCGTTGACGGGGTACTCGCCCTCGTCCTCGACGCGGTTGCGGCTCGACTCGGCGCCGCCCAGCTTGTTCGACACCGCCGCGATCACGTTGTCCGAATCGCCCATCGTGGTCGTGAAGGCGATCTGGCCGGCATCGGACTGCTTGTCCGTCTCGATCCGGACGACCTTCGTGTCGACGGGGTCGACGTAGGCCGTGACCGCCTTCGAGGGCTTGTTCGCGTTGATCTTCGCGACCAGCTCGGCCGCGCAGAGGGCGTCGGAGCCGGCGGAGCGGTTCAGCCACACGCGGCCGGCGACGATGTCGCCCTCGGTGTCGTTCCATTCGTACGTCTTCGAGCCGAGCACGATCACCTCGGCGTCCGCGAGGTTCGCGTTGTCGCCGATGCGGACCGATCCGAATCCCTTCGTGCCGTTGTACAGTTTGCGTCCCATGGCTCCGGTCTCCTTCGCTCTCTCTCAGCCGCGGCGCTGTCGTGGAATCACGCCAGTCTTGTCCGCTCCTATTCGCCCTGGTCGGCGATGCCCAAATTCTTCAATTGGTCCATGGCCTGCTTGCGCGCGGCATCGTCCATCGGAGGCGCGTCCTGAAGGGCCTTCGCTGCTTCTTCGCCCTTGGCGACTTCTTCCGCCTGCTCCTTCTCGAGCTCCTCGAGCTCCTGGGCGTTGACCAGCGGGAGGTCGAGGGTCTTCATGATGGCGGGACCGTTCAGGATCTTGGCCAGAGGCACGCGCTTGCCGGCGGCTTGCATCGCTTCGGCGTCCATCTGCTTGAAGAGGACCTCCTTGAGCAGGTCCTTCATGCCGGCGGACAGGCCCGATGGGCAGAGGCGCGTATCGCTTTCCTCGAGCGCCTGTTCGCCGAAGTTCCAGAGGACGTAGTCGTCGACGAACTGCGGGTTGACGAAGTCCTCGAAGAAGTCGTAGAGGATCGATTCCAGACTTTCGGAAAGCGTGTCGGCATGAACGGTCGCACGGGCACGCGAGCCCGAATCCTGCGACGTGGCGACTTCGTCGGTAAGCCAGAAGGCGCGGCGAATCGCCAGCGCCCGCGCATTGATCGGGATCTGGAACATGTCGCCGCGCTGATCGTCGAGCAGGTAGGACAGGTCGAACTTGAAGTTCCCCTTGTCGTCGCGGATCGACGGCAGGATCACGCCGCCCGAGAGCTTGATGGCGGCCTGAACGGCTTCCATCAACTCGAAGCCGTCCATCGTCACATTGCCCCGCATGTAGCTCGCATCGGCGCGGCCGATGGGGATGGGATCGCCGTGGCGTTCGTAGTAGCGCCCTTGGGCGAGCTCGAAGAAGATCTTCTCCCACCACGGCGAGTAGGCGTCGTCGAACTTGCCCCACCCGCGGAGGTCCTGGAAGACGTCCTCCGATCGGTAACTCCACAGAGCGACGCGCTTCGGGCCCACCAGTTCGTCGCTCGACTTGCCCGTGAGGAGCGAGTTCTGCCGAACGCCAGCCCAGGTGTCGGTCTTCTCGTCGACCACGAGCGAAAGCGTCCGAGGATCGATCGCCTTGATCTTGTCGAACGACCACTTCGTGCCGAGGTTCTTGCTCACCGACTCGCCCAGCTTCTCGCCGTATTCGACCGTGACCAGCTTGGGCTTGTAGGTCTTCTCGACCACCTGGTAGCCGAAGCCCAGCGCAAGCGATCCGGCCTTCGCGATACGCCGGTATTTGCGCTTGAACTCCTGCTCGACCGCGGCCTTGATGATGGGGTCTTTCGATTCGACCGTGAACTGGGCGTTGATGAGAGGCGCCCGGACGATCGCGTGGGCGAAGGAGACGTCGGGATCGAGACGCATCTGGAGATGCTCGCGCATCCCCACATAGCGCGGGTTGAAGACGCCGATCACCCGCTTGACCTCGGCGGCCAACTGCCCGGCGAGCATGGTCGCAAAGTTCGACCGCAGCGTCGACTGGGTGGGAGGCCCCTCCTTCGGATCGTTCTCCTTGGCCAAGAAGAGGCGCTTCAGGAAATTCTTCATAGGCCAAACCTCCGCGGGCCGCCCGAGAAGGGCCTGGGCTTGCCCGGGAGGATGACCTGGGCGCTCGCGGGGATCCTGGCGACCTCTTCGCCGGCGAGATAGTTGTAGGCGTGCGCGGCCGCGTCGACCATGTCGATGGTCGGTCCGCCGGGGAAGCTGTCGACCTCGGCCGCGAACTCGGCGTTCCACAAGGGAGCTTCGCGCAGAGTCATGTTCCCCACCTGGGCCTGGCCGCCCATGGCCATTGCGCGGAGCTCCTTGGAACCGCCCCTCGAGGCGCGCGAGCGGATCACGGTCCACCCGTCGAGCAGTCGGACCAGCTCGTCCACCTGGGCAGGGCCTCCCGAGCCGGGCTCTTCCTCAAAGACGATAGGAACGCCGCGGCCGTCGATCTGGGCCTGCTGCTTGATCTTCTCGTTCCGAATGCCCGGACCCCAGCGGCCGAAGTTGACGTCGGCGATGTGGTACTTGTTCGACTCGCCCTCGCGCCGCTTCGTCATCATCACGCCGGCGGTCCGCTTCGCGGTAGGCGACTCGCTGTAGGCCAAGTCCCATGCCCGAACGCGGGTGGCGAATGCGGGATCCCCTCGAACGATCTTGAACCACTCGCTCTTGAGATCGCCGCCCCCGCGCGGGTAGGGGCGCTGCTGGTAAAGGCCGGCCCAGGTGTTGGGATTGACGGCGCTCTGCGTCGCAAGAAGCCCCTCGATGGGGTGAAGCTCAGGAACGAGCGCCTCGCCCGTCTTGCGCGACCATTTGAGATTCAGCGGTCGACCATGGACGTCGACCAGGTCCGCCAGGCTCTCGTCCTCTTCCGCGATCGCAGGCAGCCGAATACGGACCCATTTCTCTTTGCCGGACTCATGGAGCTTGAGGATCCGGCCGATCGGATCGTCGACCGCCCGGCGTGTCATGATCACGATCCGGATGCCGCCCTGCTGTAGACGAGATGAAAGCTCTTCCTGCCACCAGAGCCAGATCTTGTCCTTCTCGAGCTTCGATGTCGCAGCTGCCGCATCCTTGATGAGATCGTCGGCAATGGCGATCTCCGCGGGGCGGCCCGAGATGCCGCCCTCATAACCCGAGGTGATCATCCCTCCCTCATGGCCATCGAGCTTCCACTCCGAGGCGCCGGCCACATCGTCGCGCACGTCGGACCCGATGAGGCCGGAGTTCCGCATGACCACGTCGCGAGCCTCGCGGCCCCAGCCCGCGGCATAGCCCGCGGCGTAGGAGCTCAGGATGATGCGATGATTCGGACGATGCCGCAGGTACCAGGCGGGGAAATATTTCGACCAGTATTGGCTCTTCCCGTGCTGCGGCGGGACCTCGATGAGGAGGTTCGTGATGAAGCCGAGGAGAACGGCGATCGCGACCCGATCGAAGAGAGCCCAGAGTCGAGTCCTGCTCAAGCGGCCCCCGGTTGATTCAATTGCGAGGAGAGACGGACTTAGCTGCGCGTCGCTCTGCGATCCGGTCAACGAGATCGCAGAAAGAATCGCGGACTCCAGGGTCTCCTCGGAGTTCTTCAAGACGATCATTCAGAGTTGAGGCGGTCGCACTCGCGCCGGCGCTTGCGTGCGCGCTCGGGTTGTTGTTGATCACGATGCCGGCGGCCTCCGGCGTGAGCTTGACGAGGGCGCGCTCGAGAAGGAATTCCAGGAGACCGACATCGCCCTTCAGGGCCAGCTTCTTCGCGATCGCCCAGACTTCGCGAAGCTGCGTGCTCGTCAGGAGCTTCAAGAACTCGGTGTTCTTGTTCGGGATTCCGGGCGCTCGGCCTTTGGGATTGAGGGTTTTGCCCTTCCTGATGCGGCCATGCTCATCGCGGACATCGTCGTCGACCACGATGAGAGGTTCGGGAGCTCCGGCTGCAGGCGCGGCGATCGCGCCCGAAACCGGGGCCCCCGAAGGGGCCGCTGCGGCGGACGGCAGCGAGACGGGTTCGGGATCGGCGTGGCCGTTCCCGTTTGTATTGGCTCCGTCGCTCGCGTCCATGCGCCCGGAACTTACAGGCAAATGTGCCTGTCAAGGGGGCAAACGTGCATGCATGCGGTGACGAGCGGCGAGCAGCGGCGAGCAGCGGTGACAAGCGGAGAGCTAGAAACCTCCCATAATCAGCCGCCGCAGGATCGTCACCTTCACCCTCGGGAGGAACACCGGAGCCGTCGGACTCGGCCTTCCCCATCGCGGAAGCTCGATCTTCAAGGCCACACAGCAGCGTTGCAGCGTGTCCTCGGAGTATCCCGTGGCGACCGAAAGAGACTTCCACCCGACCAGCACGTCGCCCGGCTTCTGTTCCGCTGGATCAAAGTCCAAAAGCTTGTCGACCATCTCTCTTGCTCCCATCTCACTGTCCCCTCACTCTTCCCACTGCAGACGTCTGCACTACCGAGGGCCAAACCTCGAGACCAACAAACCGAAGAACGCGGCTGCCGATGCGATCAAGGCCAGCACCCAGAGGATCTTCCGCCAGCGGCCGGCATAGGCGAGGTCCTCCGGCGTCTGCGCCGCCGCCCAAATGCCTCCATCCCTCGAGGGATCGGATTCCGGCCCCCGAAGCGGCCGCCCCGCCTGGTCCTGCGGTTGAGAGAGAACCTCCGAGAGAACGGCCATCGTCGCCCAGCCGTGACGAAGGCAGTTCACGCACACGTCATGCTTCCCCGCGAGGCGCTTGTAGGGAATGTGATTGAGCCGCCGGCATTCTTCGATCCGGCCCTCCGACGCGGCGATCGTGAGGGCGAGTGTCTGGAGATGCACGGCATGGAGCGCGCAGGCCGAGCACTTCTTCACGTCGGCCTCCCCTCTGCACTGGGGAATAGGTCCTCGAGCGCGTCGGGCCGGCACATCGGGACGGGCTTGGCCTGGCCGGTCGCTTCCAGCCAGGCCTGATGTCGGAGTTCCTTCTGGTGGCGCTCGTGGTCCCGCTCGGCAGTCAGGTCCTCGATGCGCTTGCGCAGGTTGTCGATCTCGACGTTCGCGGAGAAGAGGTCAGCGTCGACGCGGTCCCTTCTGGCCCGCTCGTCGTAGAACTGATTGCGCCACTCGTTCCTATTCTCCTGCATCTCGCGGATCGTGGCTTGCTGTCTCTCGAAGATCTCTACCACCTCCTTTCCAAGGAGCGGCCCGGACGCGGGTACGATCGTGACCCGCTGCAGACCGCGCAGCCGGCGCACCTCGGCGAGCAGGCTCGGCACGGCGTCGGCCAGCTGGCAGACGATCTTCACGTTCTGGACCTGGGCGGGATCGTCGTTGCTCACCCGGACCCGAAGAGTCTGCTCGCGCAATCCATCGAGCGCCTCGATCCTGGCGAGATCCGCCTCGGTTATGGACTTCAACTCTTCCGTCACGCCGACACCTTCCTCCCCGTCAGCTTGGCGAGCTCGGCGTCGAGCTGCTTGCAGAGCTGCTCGAGGGAGAGATCTACCTTCTCGATCTGGGTATCACGCGCATCGAGCTCGGCCTTCCGCTCGCGCCCCAGGTCCTGATAGGCGGCCGCGATCGCGTCCAGCTGCGCCTTGGCATGGGCTTCGACGGCATCGAGGCGGGCGTTGCGGTCCTTCTCCGCCTGGCGCAGCTCGTTCTCGATCTCCACGCCGCGGCGGAGCTTCTCGGCGACGAACCGGGCGCGCATCTCGCGGCGCATGTGGATTGCCTCGATCAGCTTTTGCGGCCGCTTCACGTCCTCCGGGAGGTCGGGAGGCAGCGGCTCTTCCTTCTTCGCCTTCGCCGGCGCCTCGATCTTCTTGGTCTCCTCGTCGGCCTTCACCGGCGCCTTGGATTCCATCTTCAGTACAGCCTCGCGCAGTTCCTCGATCTTCACGGTCTGGTCCGTAGAATCGACGCTCATGGCCTCTCCTCCCTCACAATCCCCGTACTTGCATTCCGTTCAAAAGGGCAGGACCACACCGGTCTTGCCCGATTCCTTCGCGATCTTCTCCACGCACTCGCGCGAGCATGCGTCCTGCGGTCCGTCGTCGTCCTGGCGCTGGAACCAGGAGCGGGGCTTGAACCAGCCGGCGCCGCCGTTCCGCACGTACTCCGCAGGCGCTTCCTTCCCGCAGCCGTCGCAGATGAATTTGGCCGCCATCACTTGCTCCTTTCGATTGATCTCTGTAATTCCAGGCGAGACTCGTTTGCCTGCTTCTCCCACGCCCGAGCCGACGCCATCGAGCGTTCATCCATCTGCCGCGCCGCCTTGACTTGGCTGAGGCGTTGATTCGCGCAATCGGCGAGTGGCTGACCGTGGACCGCACACTGGGCGTTGTAGGCCAGCATCTCGAGCTGCCTGCACTCCGCGTCGGACATCTTCTCGAAGGTCTTCATCGGCCCCTCCGCTTCTCGCAGACTTCGCAATGGCAGAAGAGCATCCACCGGGCGAACCACAGCCCGAGCACCACGCTCGCGCCGACCCAGACGCCCAGGGCGAAGCTCATGCCCGATTCCTCATCTCGATCTCCCGATGCCGCATGTGATACTTCAGCCGATTGACCAGGGCCGCGAGGAGCAGGGCCTCGATGCTCGAGATGTCCGAGACGAACTCACGCTCGAGGCGCTTACAGAGCGCGACGGCCTCATCCTGGAGCTCGACGAAGGAGCCGTCGAAGGACTCCATCACCGGCTCGAGCTGCGCGACGAGCTCGCGCATCCGATCCAAGGTCAACCGCTCCTGGGCCATCAGAAGCCTCCACCCAGTTCGGGCCGGGCTCCGGTCTCTGTTGCGGGAGAGAATGGAACAGCGTGCCCGGCCCGACAGCTGGGGTGGGGTACTAGGGCGTCGTTCATGCGGTCGCTCCCGGCAGATTGAGGATGGGAAGGAACCGCAGCTCCGTGAGCTCGCGCGTGGGCTCGAGGCGCCGAGCGAGTCGGAAGCCGGCGCAAATCATCACCCAGCCCTCGTCGGTGACCATGTGCGCGACGGTGATGTCCTTCCTGTGTTCGGTGCAGACTGTGACGCTCGTCTCGGAGTGGCAGGGGTACTTCACGCCGTCGAGCACACCGTAGACGGTGATCCCGACCTGCCATTCGAGGAGATTCGTGCAGCCCGAATGCCAGCACTCCTTCTTGAGCGGAATGTGGGGCATCGGGCCGTTGCCGATCTCGATCGTCACCGAGGCCTCCGGTTCCACCGCTCGACGGCGTACACCGGGCTGCAGTCCTGCGGGCCGTCGGCCTTGCAGAACTTGCAGTAGATGAACCACGCGCGGATCGGGCCGTCCTTGCTCATCTCCGGGACGGAGAGCATGCCGAGCTCGGTGCGCTCGCAGAACGGGCAGGGCTTTGCCTTCGTCACGACTTCGGGCTCGGGATCGATGCGGGGCGGGGTCATGCCTCTCTCCTTTCAGCGAACAGCCAAGCCGCGGCACGAGCCCGGCCCTTGCCGGAGATCTCGATCATGCCCGCGGTCTTGAGCGTGCTCATGTTCTTCTCGAATCCGCTTGAGGTGACGGTGGTGCCGGACCTGGCCGCGATCTCCTCGCGGTCGAGGTCCTGGGGATAGACCTGGACCAGGTTGTTCAGGATCGCGGCCTGGGGCGTGGAGATCGCCGCGGCGCACTTCTGGAGGAGCAGCTCGTGGGTCGGCGCCGGCTGATCGCCGACCTCGCCGCGCCCGGGCGACAGGATCCGGAGGTTGCCCGGGCTGCCCACGTCGACGTATCCGCCGGTCTTCAGCGTCGAGACGTTCTTCTCGAAGCCGCTCGACTTCCAGGTCGTGTCGGCGAGCGGTGCGATCCACGTGCGCGGGACCTCGCTGAAGCCCAGGGCCTCGAACATGGCCAGGGCCTGGAGGATCCGGAGCTGGGGACGGGAGACGGTGGTGTCGCGATCGGCTGAAGGCAGGAACGGAACGGGCCAGAAGGGAACGCGGGCCAGGAGTGCAGACGTCTGTAGTTGGGACACCGACTCTGCCGGCGTCGGCATGGGCTTGACCTTCGCGCCGTGCGCCGGGATGGGGGTGAGGACCGGCTCGGGCCGGCGGGCCCGCTGCTCGATCTTCTTCACATTCTCGGTGACCAGATCGGAGAAGCCGCGCAGCATGACGGCGATGCTGTCGCACTTGCCGGCAGCCGTGACGGCGTTCGCCATCGCCTTCTCGAGGCGGACCAGCTGCGCGGGCGGGATGACCGGGATTTCGACCCGGACGGGCTTGGGGACGGGGGCCGGGGCCGGGAGGGGGGTGGGGTCCTTCGGCCTCGAGGCGAGCTGCGCCTTGAGCGACCGGATCTCGCCGCGGAGCTCCGCCTCGGTCTTCGCCTTCGCTTCCGCCTCCTGGGGGAGATCCTTCAGCTTGGGGAGCAGCGCCTTGATCTTCTCCGACGGCGGCGGGGGCTCGGCCGAGAACTTCTTCGAGCCCACTTCCCGGTGCGAGGTGACGACGGGCCCGACCATGATGAGCGTGCGGTCCTTCGCGATCGCGGGGCCCAGGCCGTAGAACTGCCCGGGCTCGAGGGACTTGATCTCGACCTTGAAGCCCTCGCGCTCGCTCTTGGGCACGGAGAGGACCTCCGCGGCCCGGTCGACGTCGACGCCCTCGAACGTCATCCCGACCAGGCGGTTGAGGAGCTCGGCCGACACGTTCTTCGAGAGCTTGGCGAGGCGCTGCGTGTAGAGGATCGGGCAGATCCCGCGCTTTCGCCCGCGCGTGACGACGTCCTGAACGGCGCCGAAGGCCTCGCTCTCGCCCTGGCCCTTCTCGGGGGCGTAGACGTGGGCCTCGTCCAGCATAAGGATCAGGGGCCGCCAGAGCGACTTCGGCGCGTTGACCAGGGCCTCGAGGAAGACGCGGACCCAGTGGTGGCGCGTCTGGGGCTTCAGGTCGTAGAGGTCGAACACCGCCGATGCGCCCAGCTCGAGGAGCTTGTGGGCCACGAGCTCCGCCGTGCGCGGATCCGCCGGCGTATCGCCGCCCTTGCCGACCAGGAAGAAATCGAACTTGCCGTCCTCACGCAGCGTGTTGAACTCGCCCTCCGGGTCGATGATCCAGACGGGCACCTTCCCGAAGAGCTGCTCGGCCAGGCGCCGGGCGAGCCAGGACTTGCCGCCGCCGCTGTTGGCCTGCACCAGGGCCCGCGTCCGCAGGAGGACGTCCAAGTCCAAGTGGACCGCCCTCTTATCCGCGCGCCCGATCTCGATTCTCGCCACCGCCGTACCCTCCCTTCCGAACCTGATTCCGACCTGCTCTTGCAGGCCCACAAAACATTCAGAGATTTTTCAAACCCGAAAATCTCGTCTCAAAAACTCGTTCCATGTTTGCCGTCGTAACTCGTCCCATCCCTCTCCCTCTCCTAGAGGGATGGGACGTGGGACGAGTTCTCGTCCCACACTCCAAATCCCGATGGGACGAGTTTTGGGACGAGTTATTTAGCGTCACATTTCACCGAGTTCAGCCGGTAGAACGTCGCGTTTCCACGGACCACCGAAGTGATGGCCATCGCTTCCTGAAGCGAGTGGAGATGCCTGTAGACGTGGGTCTTGGAGACCCCCTGATCGGCCATGACGGAGACGATCTGCTTGCCCGGGATCTCGCCCCCGCCGGCTGCAACGGAGAGTTCCTGGATGACCTTGAAGACTCCGTCGGTCCCGCCGCCGCGCTTCTTTTTGTTGGATTCCTGCTCGCGGATCTCCCACCGGACGGCGTCGTCGTTCTGGCGGATGTACTCGACTTCCCACTTCGCCCGGTAGTCGAACTTCGACGTAATGGAAACCGGCGTGATATCGCCGTCGCCGCGGTCGCCCCAGTCGATGATCGAGACCGGTGCGGCCCCGATCGCGGTCGATCCGCGGCCGCGCTCCGACATCGAGACGCCCTCGCCGTTCTTCCTCCGGTGGTGGACGTACATGATCGCGCAGCGGCAGTTCTTGGCGATGCGCTGGAGGATCTGCATGACGAGCTTGATCTCGGAGGCCTTGTCCTCGTCGACGCCGTGGGCGTGGCTGATGGTGTCGAGCACGACCAGGTCGTAGCGCTCGCTTGCGATTTTCTCTTCGAGCGCCTGGGCATGCTCCGCGACGTTCATGAGGAGGAGCGGCATCTCGACGACGTGTAGGTTGGGCGGGATCCCGTTCGACCCGAGGCCTCGGGCGTAGGACAGGATTCGCTTCGAGATCAGCGGCAGCATGTCCTCCCAGGTGAGGTAGAGGACCTTCTGCGCCTTGCTCTGGAGGAGCGCCTTCTCGGGCCAGATTCCCATGCTGGTGGCGACCCCCAGGAACAGCGTGAAGCTCGACTTGCCGCCCTTCGGCGGGCCGTGGATCTGGGTGAGGTATCCGCGCGGGACGATCGGGTCGACGACATACTCGAGGGGCGTCTCCGCGGCCCGGAGGAGCTGCTCGCCGTGGACGACTGGTGAGCCGGTGATTTCCTCCCAGGTCTTCTTCTTCGTGGTCCTCGAGATCTCGGTCGCCTCCATGGTGGCGAGGGCGAGCTCCTCGAGCTCGCCGTTCAGGTCCTCGCCCTTCACTACCAGGTCGTTCACCTGCTTGATGAGTCGAAGGGCCTTGCGACGGCTGGCCAGCCGGACGACGCCTTTCGCGTAGCTCTCGGAATGATCTGGATTGGGAAGCTCCTGGATGAGCCCGACCAGCGCGTCGGCGCCGCCGACCTCCGCGAGCTTCCCGGTGGCGGCGAGCTCCCCGTGCAGCATGGGGAGATCGCACTGGGCCTCGCGGCTGAGGACCGTCTCGAGCGCCGCGAGGATGATCCGGTGCTGGGGAATGACGAACGGCTCCCAGCCGCGGGTGATCTCCTTCGAGATCTTGAAGCGCTCGCCCTGGCGTGCGTCGGCCCACAGAAGGGAGCCGACGAGCCCCTTCTCCTGGACTACGGCAGGATCCTGTTGGTCTGCCACAATGCCTCTCTCTCCTACCCTCTGCCTTCCGAACTCTCTCTCTAGCCCCTCAGCTCGTGTGCGCGTGATAGATCGCCATGCCGGCCGCGTCGGCCGCGTCGAGCGGCGGATCGAAATCCAGGTTGAGGATCCGCTTGACGACGTTGGCGACCTCGATCTTCTGGGCGTTGCCCTTGCCCGTGATCCGCTTCCAGGTCTGCGGGGAGTACTCGGTGAAGCGCAGCTCGGCGCCGCCGATCAGCGCGAGACAAATGGCCCGGCACCCGGCGATCGCGAGCGTCGCCATGTGGTTCTTGTTCACGAACGGACGCTCGACCACGCACTCCGCGTTCTTCTCGCGAGCCTGGTCGAGGATGGGGATCAGCTCGCCCATCACCTGGGCCAGGCGCGTATGGAGCGGGCCGTCCCGCATCACGATCGTGCCCATCGCCTGGGCTCGGTAGAGCCCAGGACGACGGACATCGATCAGCGCGTAGCCGGCGAAGTGGGTGCCGGGATCGAGACCGAGGACGAAGCGGGACATTACTCGGCCGCCTCGTCCTTCTCGTCCGCCTCGACCTGGTCCTCGTCGGTGACGCGGACCCGCTTCACCTTCCGCTTGCCCTCGGTGCGGCGGAAGATCGTGTTGCCCAGGCGGTACTCGGGGATCTTGTGCTTCTCCATCAGGGTCAGGAGCGCGTTGTGGAGCTTGACCTCGTCCTTGGTCATTTCCATCCGCTCCTTCACCTTCTGGTCCCACGCGGTCGCCGCGTCCTCCACCTCCTGGACCTTCTTGATCGGACCGCCGGCCTTGCCCTTGGTCAGCCCCGGCAGCCGGGCCTGCTTGAGCTTCTTCAGGCCCTCGCCTTTCTCCGTCGTTTCCGCCACTGGGATCTCCTTTCCTATCGAGTTCCGACTCGCGCGGACCGCCCGCGCGAGATTGCCTTCTCAGCCGCTTCGAACGTCTTGTAGCCCTCGGGATCCGCCTTCGAGTACTCCTCGCGCCAGGTCTGCCTCATCCGGCCGGGGATCCCGAAGGAGCCGAAGTAGACGCCTCGCTCCTGTCGGATGTACTTCCTGATGGCGTTCCAGTCCTTGAGCGACACGATCACGTTCATGGCCTATTCCTTCTGCACGGTGCCGGGCCGCATGCTGGTCTTCCCCTGGACCGCCGCCCACCAGTTGCAGGCCGCGGCCGCGACGGTGATGATCCGGTGGAGCTTCTTCTCGCGGTTGCCGCCCGGATTGTGGAGCGCCTTGCCGGCGAGGTAGCCGATCAGCCAGAACCAGTCGGCGCAGGTCTTTCCGGCGTCTCCCTTCTCGGCCCATCGGTCGCGCTGGTATGCGGCCTCCTTCTTCATCGCCTCGAAGAAGTCGTCGATCTCGGGCGTCCCGAGCTCCTTCCTGCACGGTTCGCAAAGGTTCATGGTCCTACACCGCCTCCTTCGCCGGCGCCGAAGGCGGCAGGACCTGGCTCTCGTCGCTCTTCTGCTTCGCCTCCTCCTCCCGGACCAGGGAGAGCAGCTCGTGGGCCGCGATCGCGGTGACGGCCTTGGGCCGCTTCTCCCACCAGGCGAGCGCCATCAGCTCCGTGAGGGGCAGCTCCAGCTTCGAGCAGAGGAGGGGGATGATCTTGGGCGACGGCGCCTTCACCTTGCCGTTCTCGATGCCCGAGATGTAGCCCTTGTGGGACCGGACCGCCTTGGCGGTTTTCTCGAGCGTCCAGCCCTTCGCCAGGCGGGCTTGCTTGATGCGCTGTCCGAACGTGAGCATGTGCGTGATCTCCTTCAATCTAGGTTTCTTGGAATGAGCGGAACGGGAAGCGGTGGCCACTCGAGGATCTCGATCTCAGATGGGGGGGGGGTGAGCCTCAGGGCCTCCTGGCGACCGGGGGCCGACGAATCGAACCGGGTCGTATGGTCAAGGCGTTGGAGGCCTTCACCTCCACGGGCGGTATTAGCGCCCTTCCGCGGGTGGCAGTGCCTACGTTCCCGGCCCTCAGCCACAGCGGTTTCGATTCGTCGCCCCGCGATCGTCATTTCTTTACCTCGGTCAGCGACCGATCGTCCTCTTCGGGCGTCGTGCCGATCTTCACGGTCGCATCGAACTTCGACTCGCACTTCGGGCACCAGAAGCGGACCGGCCTCGAGTCCCGAACGAACGCGATCCAGTCCGGCTTGCCGTAGTACTGCAGCGTGACGTCCGGGCACCGAGGGCAGACGACCTTGGTGTCCTGGAAGGCCAGGGCCAGCGGCCGGCGAGGGCGGCTCATGACCTCACCGGCTTTCCCTTCTCGTCGACCCACTCGCCGCCGACCAGATCTCCGGCCCGGCCGATGTTCTGGTCGACCCAGGCCTTCACCCAGCGGTTCGCGTGGAAGAAGGCGAGGTCCTCGCTCCAGACCTGCTTGGCGTTGGGGATCTTGAGCAGCGACCGGAGCGCGTGATCCGCGAGCGTGAGGGAGACATAGTGGGGCCCGACCGGCAGCCCGGTCCGCTTGTGGTAGATCCGGAAGAGCTCCGGGCGCTTGTGGTTCGAGCCCCAGTTCCAGGCGTTCGCCACGCAGAGGCCCTCGCCGTCGACGAGGATCTCCAGCTCGCGCGTGTCGTAGAGATCAATGCCCCGGATGAAGAGGAGGCTCACGGGCGCCTCCAGTCCTCGAGCGGTGTCGAGTAGGCGATGCGGGAGATGTGGTGCGGGTATCCGTTGCGCGTCCGTCCGAAACACTTGGGTGAGTACCGAGCCAGCAGGTCCGAGACGGCGTTGAATCGCTGGTCGAACTTCGGGAAGGCGCCCCAGCAGACGATCAATCGATAGGCACCCACGGCGAGCGACAGCAGGTATCGATCCGTATCCGGATGGATCGCATCGGGGGCGCCGTATAGGCGCTTCGGATCGGTTGAGATCAGCGAGTGGGCGTTCGCGAAGTAGGCCGACCCGCATCCCAGGATCTCGGCGAAGCCGATCCCCTTCTTCACGGTCATGTCATCGACCTTGTGGTCCGCCTTCGAAGGGTTAAGGCCGACGTAGAAGACGTAGGGCTTCCGCTCGTCCCAGCCTCGATAGAGCCAGAGGCGATGCGCGCGGTCCGGACTGAAGAAGGCGTTGCGAATCACCCCTCAACCTCCGAGGCCTGCCGCACCGCGGAGATGAGCACCTTGACCTGCTTGAGCTTGCCCTCGAAGTGCTGCTCGAGGCCTTCGAGCATGGAGAGGACCTGGTCCTTGACCGTGCCGTCCTTCTCGGGCGCGATCGCCGCGGCGGCGGGCCGCGCGGCCGTTTCGGCATCCCCCCCCCCTTCGCCGGCGGAGGTGTCCTCCTCGGCGCAGTCCTCGACGTGCTTCTCGTACTTCGATCCGCCGCGCAGGTACCGCTTGCCGCACTTCGGGCATTCCAACTTCGCCACCGGTTCCTCCTTCCGTACCTCTTCGATCACCGCGGCGATCGGCGCCGAGCCGTCGCAGAGCGCAAGGTGACCGTTCCACTCGCTGATTTCGCCCTTGAGGCTGAAGTGCCGACCGCAGCCACGCGGGCATGGACGACTGCGGGGCTTGCCGAGAGGAGATGGAGGAGCCGCGGGCAGCACCTCCCGGTGCCGCTCGAGATGTGAGCCGAGACCTTCCGGCGTCTGGAAGTGCTCGTGGCACTCCGGACACTCGAAAAACTTCGCCCTCTCTTCAGCTACTGCCGCCTCTCTCTTTTGCCCCACTGTGCCCCTCATCCCCGAATATTTGGGGGGCGACCCCCAGGCCACCCCACCCCGGTCGCGGCCAACTTCTCACCCTCTCTGCCTGGCCGCTGCTCCTGTCCCAGGACTACATCCCCCGGGTGAACGTCCTACTTCCTCTCGAGGCGCTCGCAGTCGTTGCAGAGCGCGGTCTTGTTCTTCTCGCTCTTGCGGATCCAGTGCCAGCCGCCCTTGGACTGCTCGACCTGGGTGCGGCCGCAGAGTTGGCAGGTCATGATCTCGAAGCGGGTGTTGCCGGAGGCCTTGAGGCCCTTCCAGCGCTGCATGCGGTCCTTGTGCGTGCGGTCGTAGACGACGGCCTCGAGGGCCTTCTTCTCGATCGACTTCACGTCGATCTTGTGGCGCTTGGCCGTTGCGTAGAGCAGGTTGGGATCTTCGACCAGGCGCAACTCCCGATTGAGCGCGGCGGCGACGATGTAACGGGCGAGGTCCTTGTCGGAGGCCTTCGCGCAGTCGTCCGGCCCATTCACCTCGATCGGCGCGAACTCGGATTCGGTGAGCTCATAGGCCATGTAGACGTAGCGATTGAACCCGCACGCGGCGAGCTCCAGGTCCGCCCTGGTCAGGCTCTTCGTTACCTTCAGAATCTCGCCCAGGATCGCGAGCCGCGCCCTCTCAGTGGCGCGCTCCTTCAGAATCTCCTTTGCCCGTTCTTTCTGGTCGGCGGAGCTCCGCATCTGGCTCGGGCTGCCGTAGGCGTTCTTCTGCCGATGGATCCTGCAGTTCTCGCCCACACAGATGTCGGTGACCTGGCCGCGCTTGTCCCCGTCGGCGTAGATGCCCTTGATCGTCTCCGGGCAGCGTTTCTTGTTCTTGGCGGCGACCTGGTAGGCGTTGCACCCGATCACCCCCTTCTCGCTGGGGTTGTAGTCCTCGGAGATCCGCTCGACCCGCTCGCCTTTTTCCTCGAGCTGCTTTTTCTGCTGGAGCGAGTGGGCCGAGAGCTTGGTCTGGTAGCAGGTCCTATCCGTGCAGACCTGGGCCCTGGAGATCTCGGGCCAGAGGGCCGGCGAGTTGCCCGACCTCTTCGGGCAGGTCGTGCATGGTCCCGCGGCCGCGACCAGGGCGGCGTCGTCTTTCTTCCATGGCGCCCCGTCGAGGCTGAGGTGGATGTTCTCCTGGATCCACCGCTGCAGCCCGCGGACGCTGACGAGCGTCTGCTGGTGTTGGCCGCCGATCCATTCACGGCCGATGCAGGCCTGGAGGGCCTCCTTTTGATCGTTGGGCTGGAGCCTCGCGATCATCACAGCGTGGCCCGCCGTGATCTGGTCGGAGAGGAAGGCCTGCTGCGCGGTCGGGATCAGCTCGGTGAGCTTGATCCGCTGCCAGATGTAGGAGACGCTCTTGTTCACCTTCGCGGCCAGGTCCTCGACCTTAAGGCGGCCGCGCTTGAGGAGCGCCTGGTACCCCTCCGCTTCCTCGAGGGGGTGAACATCGGCCCGCTGCAGGTTCTCGACGACCTGGGCCTCGAGGGCCTGGTCGTCGCTCAGCTGACGGATGACGGCGGGGATCTCCTTCAGTCCGGCCTTCCTCGCCGCGCGCCAGCGACGCTCGCCGGCGACGAGCTCGTAGTGCTCCGCGATCGACGTCCCGCCCACGTGCTGCCGCGGCTTGAACCGCACCAGGATGGGCTGCAAGACCCCTTTCTCCTTGATGCTCGCCGCCAGGTCCTCGAGGGCCTTCGCGTCGAACGTCTTCCTCGGGTTGGTCCCGCTGGGCAGGATCCCCTCGAGGGGGATCATCTTGAAATCGACTTCGAGCTCCACCACCGTCCCTGTCGCCACCTTCTCCTCCTTCACAGGCCGATCACGACCCGCAACACCAGAAGCACGATCGGGAGGCTCACGATGATCCTCCCCGAGATCGCGCCGCCGAAAATCCGGTCGCCCTTGTCCCTCCCGATCGCACGCATGTTTCTCCTCCTCTCTCTCGATCGACTCACTTCTTGGGTTCGGGCTGATTCGCAGCCTTTGCCGCTGCACACTTCTGCTCGTGCCTGCCGCTGCAGTTCTTGTTGTTGAAGCCGTAGGCCTGATGAACCGGGGCCGAACAGTGCGGACAGACCGCGATGCAGCATTCCCCGCACTCGACGCAGATCGCAACCGGCATGGCTACACCGTCCTCCCGCTCATCGAGGTCTTCTCCTTCGCCACGACGCCGTCGATGCGCATGAGCTTCTTCTGGGCCTGGGCGATCTTGTTGAGGGCGACCTGGCCGGGCTGCAGGTAGGCGAGGACCGCGGGCTCCGCGTCCATCCGGGCCGCGACCCACTTCACCAGGGCCTTGAGGTCGTGGACCTCGGCGGACCAGGTCGAGCGGGTCCCGACGCCGGCGACCTTGGCGACGTCGCTCTCGACGGTCATGGAGACCGGCGCGACGGGTTCGTTCAGGATCGCCTCGGCCGCTTCCTTGTCGCCGGCGGCTTCCGCGGCCGCTGCTTCGTGGAGCTTGCGGTCCTCCTCGAGCTTGCGGGCCTCGGCGGCCAGGCGCTCGGCCTCCTCGCGCGCCTTCCGGTCCTCCTCGGCCTTGAAGGAGAGGCACTTCGACTCGATGATCCCGAGGGCCTTCTGGACCGGGTCGAGATACTCCTTCTCCGCGGCGACCGTCTCCTTGTGGTGACGGAAGGCGATCTCCTTGGGCTTCTCGAAGCTGGACTTGATCAGCTTCTCGATCTCCTTGCCGGCGAGGAACTCGCGCTTGGCGACCTCGTCCTCCTCGCGCGTGGTGACCTGGAGGGCCATCGCGTTCTTGAGGAACGGTCCGGACCTGGCCTCGATGTCCGCCACCTCGATCGCCGGGATCTCCCTGGGCTTCGCCACCGAATGCAGCATGCGCCTCCTATCCTTTCCGCCAGGCCGCGATCTGAACGGCGGCCTTGGCAATCACGAAATCGTTCCGGTCCGTGTAGTGCTTCACGCGGTAGGAGCCGTCGCCCTGGAGGTGGATCCCCAGGCGCTCGACCGGCTCGGGGGAGAAGCAGAGGGCCTCGAGGGCCGACTGGATCGCGTAGAACCGGTAGACCTTCGCCGACGTCTTCCAATTCACCAGCGCGAGCTTGCCGCGCCACTTGGCGATCGCGTCGATCTTCGTCGCGTAGCCCATCGGCTCGTTGCCGACGGCCTTCTCGACCTCCTGGACCTCGAGGCCCAGCTGGCTCGTCGCCTTCATGGCCGCGAGGATGAAGCCGCGCTCCGACTCGGGCAGGAGGTTCTCGGGCGTGTCGACGTTGCGGAAGTAGAGCTCGAGGGCTTCGTGGATCCGGTGGCCCTTCGAGGGGTCGAGGAGGCCGTTTTCCTCCATCTCGTAGAGGCAGCCGACGTTCCGCAGGAGCCCGGTAATCCCCGAAAGGATCCGGCCCTCCGGCGTCAGGTAGGTGTGGTCGACGGCTCGGAACGTGACGGTCGTAGGCATCAGAACTTCACCCCGAGATCACTGTTGTCCGCGGGAGCACGGCGCGTCAGATCCATCACCCGCACGATCCGCGCGAACTTGCCCTCCATCTCGAGGACGATCTTCTTCGGCTGGAGGATCCCCTTCGCCATGATGGTTTCGATCGCCTGGTCGATGGTGGTGGGGACCGGCTCCGAGGACCTGAGCTTCCACCAGGCCTCGGCCTTGTGGCGGGCGAAGCCCTGGTGCTGGAGGCAGACGAACTCGGACACCGGCCACATGGCGCCGATGTGGTAGTCGACTCGGAGCGTGGGCGGATGCCCTTCGGGAGCGTCCTTCTTGTTGTGCCTGGAGTACTCGACCGAGAAGACTTCCTCGGGCCCGGAGAGGACGTCCTTGTCGGCCGCGCGGCCGTCGTGGTTGATCTCGCGCGGCTGGCGCTCCTTCTTCTCGAACTTCAGGCCGCAGTCCGGGCAGACCTCGCAGCCGTTTGCAACGACCTCGCGGCATGCGGGGCATTCCTTGTAGTCGGGCTGGTCGGAGGCCTTCGCCGCGGAGCTGCTCTTCGGAGGGCGGATTCGGTCGATCGGGCCGTGCCGCATGAGGTTCCCGCCGAAGTCGAGGACCAGGCAGTCCTTCTTGCCGTCGGCCAGGCGGAACCCGCGGCCCACCATCTGGTAGAAGAGGCCGGGCGACATCGTCGGCCGCAGGATTGCCACGCAGTCGACGGCCGGGGCGTCGAAGCCCGTGGTCAGCACGTCGACGTTGACCAGGTACTTCAGCCGGCCCTCGCGGAACTCGCGGACCGTCCGGGCCCGCTCCTCGCTTGGCGTGTCGCAGATGATCATCGGGACGGGATTGCCGAGGATGTCCTCGAGGAACTGGGTGATCTGCTTCGCGTGCTCGATGCCGGTCGCGAAGACGAGGACGCTCTTGCGGTCCTGGGTCTTGTGGGCGATGTCCATGCACGCCAGGACCACCTTGCCCTCGTCGCCGCTCATGGCGGCTTGCAGCTCGCTCTGCACGAACTCGCCGCCGCGGATCGAGACGTTCGAAACGTCCGTCGACTCGACGCTGGTCTTCGACTTGAGGGGCGAGAGGAAGCCAGCCACGATCAGCTGCTTGACGCCGATCTCGTAGCAGACCGCGTTCAGGAGATTCTCGGGCAGGCAGATCCGGCCCGACCCGAGGCGGTAGGGCGTGGCCGTGAGCCCGACCAGGCGCACGTGGGGATTGAGCTTCTTCGCGGCATCGAGGAAGGTCCGGTACATCCCTTCGCCATCGGGCGGGATCCGGTGGGCCTCATCGATCGCGATGATGTCGAGCTTCCCGAGCGCCTCGGCCTTGTCGTAGATCGACTGGATCCCGGCGACGGTGACGGCGTAGCCGAGATCTCGGGAGCCCAGGCCCGCGGAGTAGATGCCCACGGGGATCTCGGGCGCCATCTTCATGATGTTGCCGGCGGTCTGCTCGAGGAGCTCCTTGACGTGCGCCAGGATCGCCATCCGACCGTTCCAGGCGACCACGTCCTTCGCGATCTGCGCGAGGACGACGCCCTTGCCGGCGCCGGTCGGCAGGACGATGCAGGGGTTGTCGTCGCGCGTCCTGATGTGATTCCAGAGCGCGTCGACCGCCTTGCGCTGGTACTCCCGAAGGATGAGTTCCATCTTGGGGCGCCCTCCGAAGAGGGCGCCCGGGGGTGGAACTCGGTCCTACTGGGCCTTCTTGCGCGCCCAGGCGGGCTGGGTGTCGCCTCCCGCGGGCTTGGCCGGAGGGGTGGACGACTTCGGATCGGGCGCCGCCGCGGCCTCGCCGCCCTGGCGGGGGTAGAAGCCCTTCACGTCGTTGTAGGTCTTGTCGCCCTCCTTCCGGGTGTCGACGCGGACCACCAGGGGAAGGTTGTGGAGGTCGTTCGAGTCCCTCGGGGTGAGCACGTTCACCGCGCGGCAGATCGAGGAGAGCTGTCCCTTGGCGATCTGGACCGCCTTGTCGGACTTGTTGACGAGGTTCAGGTTCGTCCAGAGGTTGCGGCCCTTGTAGGGTCCCTCGAGGACCATGAGGGTCAGCTTCATGTAGTGGCCGTCCTTCGCCTTCGTCTCGATCATCTCGCTGTCGACGATCATCACCTCGTAGCGGGCCGGTGGCAGGGCCTCGAAGTCCTGGGCGGGCGGGACTTCGTTCGCGTTGAATCCGTTCATGTCGACCATGGAGTCGTCCTTTCTTTCAAAATGGAGTTCGTGAAGAAATCAGGCCGCGGGCGTGGCGGAATCCCAGCCCTTCATCATCGCGTTGACGAACGTGTCCCAGCCTTTGTCCTTGGGGAAGGGCAGCTCGGAGGGCATGTTGTAGCGGTTCTTGGCGACCCACGCGGGGCTGCCCACCGTCTTCATGAT